CTCAGGGCCAAAAGCCGCCAAACCCGCCGCCAGCAACCCGACCGGCCCGAGCAGTCCTGCAATAATAGGCCCAAGGCTAACCATCGCACCCGCTAATCCCGCAAAACCAATCACGGCCATTCCGGCTATTGCGAGAACAGGCCCGAGCGCAGTTGCTATCGCGCCCCACATTACAATGCTTTTTTGCTGCTCCGGTCCGAGCGCCTGAAACCAGTTAACCATATCCCGCACAGCCGCCACCACCGGCACCAGCAGGGGAGCCAATACCGCGCCAATGCTTTCCTTGAGATCGCCCCAAGTGTTGGAGAGCTGGGCAAGCGCGCCTGCGCCTGCCAACACATCCGCCACAGCCTTGTCTCCAAATTGCGTGTTGAATTCCGCCATGATCACCGACTGTGCGCCAGCGACATCGCCCGCCTCCATCATGGTGGCAATCATTTCCTTTTGAGCGTCGGTAAATTTCACCCCTGCGCGGCTCAAACTTCCTAGCCCTGCAATCGGATCATTGAGGGCCTTACCAACCATCAGGGAGGCTGACTTCAAGTCCATCCGCATACCGGTGGCAAGGTCGAGAACCGCCATTTGAGCAGCCTCGAATTCTGGACCGGCGATGTTGGTGAAGGTTAGCAGCTGCTCGGTGACATTCTTGAGGATGTCTTCATCGCCAAATCGGGTCATATCCTGCAAGCCACTCGCCATCCTGAACAGCTCATCAGCGGCAAAGCCTGCCGCGCCCCCGGTAGATTCAACACCAGCCATCACACCGGCTTGCGCGCGCGCCTGCTCATCAAACAGGCGCAAGCTGTCGCGAAACATCAACATCATGGGCGCGGTCACAGCCGCACTCATGCCCAGACCGATGTTGCGCATCGAGCGACCCATGCGGGTCGCGCGCTGCGATAGCGTTGCCATCATGCCATCAGTTTTGCGCAGATCGCGCTGGACACCGGCAAAAGCCGCGCCGCTCATATTGCTGGCGCGGATCATGAATGAAAGGTCTGGGATCATTGCTGGTTGGTGTCCTTGATGATAATTGCAAGCAAATGGGTGTAATCATATTCGGTCAACGCCTCGACCTGCGCTGGGGTCCATCCGGTATGCAGACAGACCCGATAGAAGGCGAGCAGGTCAGGGCGTTGCTCTAGTTTTTTTCCACATCCTCAACAGCGGGTTTTTTTCCGAACGCCTTATCAATACGCGCACCAATCAGGTCCACATCCGCGCTTTGACACTCTCGCATCAGGCCATCGACATCCAAGTCGGTCATTTCCCGCACACCATTGGCATCGACTACGCTGCGCACAATCTGCCGACATCGCGCCTCCATTGTTGGGAGTAAAGAAACATCCTCACCTTTCCCAACTGGGCGCATTGCCTCCATCATCCATTCTCGATCCGCGAGTGTAGTTTGCCGAACAAACGCCTTTTGTGCGCCACCATCGGGGAATAATTCAGAGACATCGATCTCCTTGCGGGCAGTTGTAGTGCCTCGCGTTTTCAACTGTTTCAGCAGGCTGGTCATATATCCGGCCCTTTCGTTTTGAGTTTTGAATTCAGGGTGAAGGGTGGTGTCTTACGGCACCACTGAATCAACCGGCACACCTTGGCTGGAGGCCGAAACATTCATTTTGCTCTCGCCACCAGCTGACCATGATTTTCCGCGCGAGCCGATCACAACATCAACCGATGTCTTTATCTTGCCACTAGCATCCCCATCAGGATACCAAGCCAATGTCAGCTCGGCTCCAGGCACTATTGAGGCATGGGAAGTCTCACCCGGAGGGGCCTTGGCAGTGAAGCTGTAGGAATAGGTGGTCTGAGTGCCGAGATGGCCCACATGACCTTGACCCATAACTGGCGAACCCACCAGCGCATTGGATGCATCCTCAGAAACATCCTCAATCATAGCGATGGCCGAGCCGCCCATTTCAAGAACGCCGTTTTTTGCTACATGCATTGTATTTATCCTTTCGGGATACTTTGGGGTTTAGAGAGAGGGATCACTGCGCGTTGAGGCACAGCGGATCAGGTAATCGATGGAGCGCGCGCCATGGATGGCCTCACCGCGCTCCAGAACTTGGTCAGCGGAAACCGGATACATATCAAAGGCGAGACCGCCGAGATCATCCGAAGCTGCAAGGGTTTTTTCCACAGCCAGTTGCATCTCAAAGAGCTGGCTGGTGACCTCGGCTGCGGGCGAAGCCAGCATCACAATGCTGGTCTGCAAATCACGCTGGAGCAATCCGGTCGCGCTTGGATCGATCTGCTCACGGCCCGCAAACACAAAGAGCGCTGGCAGCTTGCTGGGGTCCAGCCTATTGTTGGCTGGCGGGTCCTCCAGAATGGTTACCGCGACCGGCGCAGCATCGACAATCGCTGTGATCCCCGCGCCATTGAGCGCCGATGTCATAGCATCCACCACCCGTTTGCTGATATGGTCAGCCATTATTTTTTGGCCGTGGCCACAATCTTGGCCAGCTTAAACAAGGGTGGCTTTTGGGATGCCCAGAGCATGGCCTCGCCAGCTGGCACATCGACCTCCACACCTTTTTTGAGCAGGCCGGTTGAGCATTGCAATGTTTGCAGCGGAGTGCCGCGCAGCATCGGCTTTTCTTTATTAGCCATCTATATGACCTCCAATTCAATATCGATGAAACCATCCGCAGCTGGCGAACCCGCTGACAGCGAAGAAATCACGCGATAGGTTTTTCCGTTTTTCGGGTCCACAACATCCCCCGGCGCAAGCACCGCCAGCCGATCCTTTGGCGCGCTCAGCGTGGGGCTGAGCATGGGAACTGAGCCACCGCTGGCGAGATCAAATTGCTCAGGCTCCTCACGAAACACAGCAACCAGATCATAAGGCACACCCGTGATCGGGGTTATGGTGACGGTATCGCCAAGGGTATCGGAGATCACCGAGGCCATACCGTCAAACACGTTAGTCATTAGCTGACTTGACCGGTCAGCAGGACCTCGCCGAGATCAGAAGGATTGACCGCAGCTGCTGTGGCAACACCTACCAGCGTGTTGCTGGTTGCAGTGGTTGTGAACAGCTTGGCAGTATCATCCCAATAGATTTTCGCGCCGATGGTCCACGCCTGAGCAGAAGCCTTGGCCACCTCGAACACACCCTCGCGCACAAGCACAACGCTATCGCCGATAGCAGCTGTTTCCTGTGCGATCCCGAAAATGGAGCCGAGCTTCACGCCAGCGCCGCCAGTCGCGGCTGCTACCGCGACAATGGACAGGTTTGCTCCTGCCTGAATGTAGTTTTTCATTTGATTATCCTCAAAGAGTTGGATTGATTGGCTGGTAACAAAAACGGGCGACCCTGAAAGCCGCCCGCCTTTTTTTCGGCTTTCTATCGATTAGCCGTTTTTATATGCGCCGCGTGATTCAACCGGAGCCGCCCCAAAGATATGGCGCGCGGTCATGTTCACGTTGTCAGGGTTGGTGCCTTCGGTGCGCTGGATGGTTGGCCCCTCAAAGCCTTCCAGATAGGCATGCTCGACAGGTGGCAGATCGCGATCCACCAGATACCAAGCCGAATCCGAACCACCCGCAGAGGCCCCGAGATTTGGCACCGTCACCGGCATCAATGTGGATTTGAACGGATTGACATCTGAATCCTTGGTCGGGGTGGTGTCGGCCACAAACTGCCCTGCCACCGTTTCAAGCGCTGGCGGCACGATCAGCAAATCAGGGGTGGCCTCGATAAACTCATCCTTGTCCTTGGCACCGAATGGCTGCTGCTCCCACATGGCTTTGCGGCCTGCGCCAACAGAAGTCACCGAGATTGCCGATGCCGAGGCCGCAAGGTTTTTGTGATCCGTATGGAACAAAGCCTTGTTGTCAGATTTCAGCTTGGCATTGGCGCGGATAATCGCCCAGACGATTTTGGCCTCCAAGGTGGCGGAAGCGCGCGCAAACTCCATCGGCAAGGTCTCGAAAACACCCATGTCATCATTGACAATCGCTTGGAAAGTCAGCGTGAGCGCGCGGCCAAAGGTAGCCACTTTCAGACCTTCGGCCTCATCGGAAATGGTGGTCTGCTTATATTCACCATTTGCATCCAAGGCTTTCAGCTCGAAGTCACCGCCCGCGCGCACAGAGTGCATCTCGCGAAAATCCGAGGCCGTGCGCCGCCGTGAAATCAGCTGCCAGCTGTGGGAGCGTTTTTTGTAGGCATCGCGCAGGGTCCGGTTCATCACTTCGGTGGTGATGTAGGAAAAATCGCTAACCCCCTGAGCGCCACCCATCATCGAAGTTGCCGCCATACCCGCGCGGATCGCCTCATGCTCATTGAAGCTGCGAGCCGAGCCGGAAAGGTGCATCGCGAGATTTTTGAGGCGCATGCCACGGAACTGTTGGGCAGCGCCCTCAAGCGGAGCCGCGCCCGGTGCCACGGAATGCATCAGCGCCCCGATCATGGCCTCGACATTGGTGTCGGTCTGATCCTGCCCACCCGAGGCGCGCGCAGGTGAAAGTGGCGCGCTGTCAGCCATGCTGGCCATCATGCGGGTGCTGGCCACATCAGCCGTGATCCCTTCATTGATCAGGGTATCGACATCAGCCGCCATCAGCGCGCCCGAGGCCAAGAATGGCGCAGCCGCTGTGCGGATGGTGTTTTGGCGATCACGCTCCATTTTCACCGCGTTATCCGCGATGGCCTGCTCATCCACTTGTGGCGCAGCTGGGGCTTGGGGAGTAGCAGGTGCCACTGGTGCAGCCATCTGCGGTGCAGCTGGCGCTGCGGGTGTTGCCGTGACCGGCTTCTTTTTATCAGGCATATCGCCCTCCATATTTCCAGCCACCATGGCTGGGGTTAAGCTGGCTTCACCAGCAGATAGAGCCGCACTCATTGCTGAGCTTGGCTGTTTGAAATGTTCAAAACAGGTTTTCACGGCCTCGACAGCGCTGCTGTGTTCCATGCGCGCGGCCTTCAAGGTCATTCCCGTTTTGGTTTTGGCTTTGAGCGCGGTGTCAGCCAATCCGGCCTCGACAGCCTCATCCGGCCCCAGCCACGTTTCAGCGCGCATCAGATCACGCACATCAACCGGCTCTTGCCCGCTGCGCGCCGCGTATACACTGGCATAGACATCAGCGAGCTGGTTGAGGCGCGCGGCCTCGCGCAGCAATTCGCTTTCATTGCCCATGGCATAGCTGGAGGGGTCATGGATCATCAGCATCGAACCCGCTGACATTTCGATATTGTCAGCCCCCATCAACAAGAGGGAAGCCGCAGAGGCGGCAACGCCCTCCACAATTATGGTCACCTGACCCTCATGGCCATCAAACACCGAGCGGATCGCCTCGCCCTCATAGGGATCGCCGCCACCGGAATTCAGGCGGACCGCAACGTCACTGGAAAAGGCGCTCAGCGCATCCCGCACCATACCCGCAGAAAAACAGTCACCCTCACGCCACTGGCACCAGTCATCATCCAGCACTGGGCCGGTGAGAATAATCTCGCCATTCTTGATCAAGTCGGCCCCGCTCTTTCGTTTATCAGGCATTTTTTGTCTCCGTTGTTTCGGTTGGTTTGATGTTGTCGGCAGTATCCGCAGCGGCATCCTCTGCGCGCTCTTTGCGGATGATTGCCGGATCGTGACCGAGCTGGCGCATCACCCGCTGTCGGCTGATCAGCCCTGCCTCAATTTGTGCAGTCATAGCTTTGATCTCGCGGGATGGATCGATCAGCGGCCTG